GCCAGTTTTTGTTGACCACTTCACCATCATACAGCTGGTAATCGGCATCTTTAGGTTTGGCGGCTTTGATTTCCGTATCGGTTAACGGCTTGGTTTTTCTTGCCATGGGGAGTCTCCATGCGTTTAGGCCCAACGAAAACAATAGAGCTTTTCGTTGGGCCTATCAATGGGCCTAAAAGGTTCGGATTTAATTAGTTCTCTTCGGACTTCGCGGGACAAATTGAGGGTACAAAAAAGCCCGCAGGGCTTGCGCCGTGCGGGCTCTTAGGACTTCATCGGATGACTCTGGTAATCACCGATGGAGAATTTTGGTGGAGCTGGCGGGAGTTGAACCCGAGTCCGTATTTTTATAATTAGCTGAAATAAAACGATTAATACTAATCATTTTATTATGCGGATCTTTTGCGGCTCCTTTTATGTCTTACCACTGACCAGCTTAGGCTTGTGTTCTGTATTTCCATCATAGTCTTTCAAATATCGACCATAGTGCCTGAAAAGCATCTCCGGCCCTTTATGCCCCATTTGAACTGAAAGCCAAAACAGGTTTGCCCCTCGGCTGATATGGCTGGTGGCGAATGTATGCCTGGTCTGATATGGGTTTCTGTAACGAATACCTGCTTTTCGCAATATTGGCACCCATGCTTTTTTCCTAATTGCATCAGCACTTGCCCAAGGCTTATTGGTCTTTGGATCTTCAAAGACAGTAGCATCCTTCATGAATGTAAATGGCTTCTGATTTATCAGCGCCAACATTGCCTCTTCTGTCAGTTCAACTTTACGAGTACCGGCTTTTGTCTTTGTCCCTTTGATAACACCGACAACACTTGCGCTCTGGACATGGGCAGTTTTTCCAACAAAGTCGATATCACGCCATCGAAGGGCACATAATTCAGAACTACGCAGGCCTGTATGTATGGCGAACCGGAACAGATTCTCCCATTGTTTATTTCCAGCAGCCGCTAGTAATGCATCAACTTCTGCTGGTGATAGCGGATCAACCACGTAGCTGCTTTCTGCTTCTGACTTATCACTTTGGTAGCGCGAAGCAGTTACCAACGATACGGGGTTAATTTGAAGTACCCCATCGGTTACGGCTTCATCAAGTGCTGACCGCAGGAAAGATAACTGGTTGCGAATTGTTTTTAAGGTCGTTTTCTGGCTTTGAATCCACGCTTTCAGGATTGCTGGTGTTAATTCACTTGCAGGGCAAATGTGGAGTGAGGCTAACGCACTACGGCATTTTTTATAGCCACCAATCGTAGATGGTGAAAGTTTTCTCGTTTCGCAGATTTCAAGGTATTCGTCCAGGTACATTTTTACCGTTTTGCCTGCAGCAGCATTACCAAAAATTTTCAAACGAGCAGAACGGGGAAAATATTCCGCATAAATGAATGTTCCCCTTTCGATCTTATTATGAATTTCGCCGAGTGTGCGCTCGGCGTATTTAATGTTCTTTGGTGTTACTTCCAGATTGGAAAGAGGCTCACGACATTTAACTCCTTTGTAGGTGAAAGTTATATTGATCGTTTCGCCCTGGCGGTGTTTCCTGATTGTTACGCCGCGCGGTAGTTTGAGCAGTTTTGTCTGGCCCATTTTGCAACCTCACTAAGATCAATCCACCTCTCCTTAACGCCTTCAACCTTTAAAACCTGAACACCTTCACGCCAAACACCGCGCTGTACACGTTTGTTTATTGCTTCAGGAGTTTCGCCAGTTTCTTTGCAATAAGTTGAGATAGGAACACAATCGAGGTTCAGCATATGTTTCTCCACTTAGCCCGCTGCACACGGGCAGTAATATCAAATTTCAGTCCTGATAATTAATTTTGTTATCTGGTTGCTACCTGTTTAATTGGCCTGATGCTGTCCAGGAGCAGACGGCGACGCATGTTTGGCGCACCCCAACGGTAACCAGTCTTTTTGTCGTAGGATTCACAACGTCCAGCAACCCAGGACGTTTCAGTGGAATGTAGTTTCATCCGCTTTTCACCGTCTCGGGTGATAACAATTACTGTATGAGTTTTTATCACGCTCATTTCTTAGTCTCCGGTGCTTTCGGCATTACTGCCCAGTGAGTGATATTGACGTTTTCAAGGTCCCCGACCTGAAATGTCCACTGCCATTCTCCGGTTTCTTTTTGCCCCCATGTGTACCAGAGAGAACGCCAGCCAATCAGCCAGCCTTCTCCATTAGCATCAAATAACAGAACATTTTCATTTGCTGGCGGCAGTTCAGCTGACACAGGTATTACTTTGTTTTCCTGTGCTGCACATTTAGCTTCAAGCGCATCGAATTTACGTACCAGGTATTCAGCATCCGTTTCATTCACTTTCAGATCTCGCGGTACACATTTCCCGCGAAGAAACCCTTCCATTTCGAAGACATTCATGCGCATTTGCGTAACTCCGATAACTCGTTGAAGCGTTCTATAAACATCCCGTAGGCATGGCCCGGTGCCAGTGGAATCACGTTGAACATCTCTGTTGCCGGGATTCCTTCCAGTACAGGCCAGAAAGAGCCATCATCAAGCCCGAGATCGCGGCGTTCGGTTGCCAGCATGATGAGATCGACATATTTCACGGGCGTGCTCATCACCGGGGGTAACCCGTATTTCTCACGGATCACGGCGTCTATTTTTTCTTCCATCTGTTTATAGTCAGGAAGAAGGCGTTTCAGTGGCGCGGGGATGTCCTGACAATAAGCTTCTGTTGCATCATGCATTAACGCTTCAAAAGCAAATTCCTGCGGTACCAGCTGGCTGCAAAGCACCGCATGTTGGGCGACGCTGTAGAAGTGTGAAAGATGTCCTGCAAAGCGACAGATATTTGAAAGGGAAACCGCGATATCGTTAATATCGATGTCGTCTTTATTTATCTTGTCATAATAAAAATGCTTCCCGGAAAAAGTTTTAATAAATGACATTTTGTTCTCCACGTATATGCGCTGCACCGCGCTGAATTCGGGTAAAAGGAAGCCCTCACCATCCGGCGATTATTGAGTAAATTATGTTTCCATAAATGCCCCCGCAGGGGCATTTGCAGTAATGAAATCAGGCGGTGAAAGTACCAATAAAGGTTTCTACTTTGCTGTCTTTGAATTTCTCAACAAGCAGATCACGAAATTCGTTAGCCATTTCCTCCTGCACCGCTTCCAGCTGAATAATGCGCAGAACCAGTACCGGACGATCGCCAGTGATAATGCTGAGGCGTAATTTAAACGGACGTTCTTTCAGGCCTTCAAACGGAACGCATTTAAATTCAAATGCCACTGGCATAATGTCTTTGGTCTTCGCTTCGACAGACTCCATCAGGGAGCGTTTGCCGCTGAAGTCATTATCTTCAAAATCAGCGGTCTGGTTTGCTTCAATCGTGATTTTACGGATCGCCGCAGCCGCTTTGGTTGCCTGAATGGTGTCACCATTAGCATCAAAGCCCACAAGGTAGTCGGCCCAGTCTTCAATCCATTCTGCCAGTGACTTCTGGGAGTTACGCTCGCCGTTAACAGACAACAGTGCAGAGAACGGTGCTGTCTTTTTCAGTTTGAGAGTGGCGGTGTTATCTGCGTGACCTGGTTCATCAATAGTACCCAGATTAAGCACACTGACAGCACGCATATTATCAGCATCGATAAAGCAGCGGGTGCCTTCATCTGCAAGATCTTTGGAATAATGGGTAAAGTCATCGATGCTGGCAGTGGAAAGCGCACCACGGAAACGGAAGCGATTTAAATTAAATTTTTCCAGATCATGAATGCGGAAATTCTCAGGCAATGCCACAGCATCGGCACCAATCTTACTGATAATTTCATTAACACCCTGAGCAGAAATAAGGGCATGGATTTGATTAATTGCGGTTGCGTCTAAGTTCTGAGACATAATAAGTCCTCACTATATAAAGATATTCAGTGATGAGATAAATAATCAGTTAATTAAGAACGATATTAATGACCTGCTGCGCGGAGTTTTCCGTCAGGTTCACCGGCAAGAGTTAGTAATTGTCCCTGGTCTTCCTGCAGAATAGTCAGGCGACCACCGCGATTGACATACATCGGCGTTTCGGTGGTGTCTTCTTCGGAAATTTTCCCGCGGTTAGTCGGGCGAACATATGAGAGTTTGTGTTTGATTTTCACACGGTTCTCATCAAATGGTTCGATTTCCAGGTTGAGTGAGACCTTACCTTTGGTTTTCGTGTTCATCACACCGGAAGCGACTTCACTGAGAACTGCGCCGATTTTGGTTTCAAATACGCCGCCGTCCAGCTCCCCGATAAATGCCTGCACATCAGTACTGCGTTCGCTAGCCATTTTGCTGCTCCTCATCATATCGACCCTGCAAGGCCAGTTGGTTTCTCCACAAAACAGAGAAGAACACCTGCGGTGGCAGCCGCCCGGATGGATTGGGTTATGAGCCCGTCGTCCGGTGATGCTCTTCTCTGTTTTGTAAAAAGGACGGTACCAGCCGGAAGCAAGGGTACAAACTGGTACCCCCAAGACTACACACAGCATAAAGTTGTGGTGCCGGGTGCCTCCCGGTGCCTGGCGAAGGTTGCACACCAGACGGGTGGGTATCCACAGAAGGTCGACTGTCAGCCTCAACCTTAACCCGCGTGCGCTGAGCCGCATTCACCACAACGCTAAGGATTCTCTCTGGTTGAAAATACTTAGCTGTTATGTGCCTGCTTTTAGCCACATCAGGCGAGGTGGATTTGGTTATTCCCCAATAACCAGGTTTCGGTTAATCTGGATGACCTTGTTCTTAAGAGGGCAATTTAAATGGGTGCGATTTCTGTTAAACATGTGGTTTTGTCGTTAGCATTAATATTGCCGACTACGTCAAATTCCTCTAATGTTTTAATCGAACCGGGCAGTAGTTTGAACGGTGGAGTTGTGACCTTTTATATTTCTTGTTCTGACATGCCTCAGAACACAACCATTGATATAGATAATTGTCTGCGGATTCAGCTAACTCAGATCGAATGGGTCAGGAATAAGTATTCAACTGCCGCTTTGAATCGTTTGAAGGAAGACCATAAAAATGAGCCACAGCGTCTGCGGGACTTAACAGAAGCTTTTGACGCAGAAAGTGAAGCTTGGTCAGAATTAGTAGAAAAAGCCTCAACGTCAGTAGAGGGCGATGCTTCTGGTGGAGTAACCACTAATTCCGCAATTGCATCGCGTCAAATTAGTCTACAGAAATTACGAACACATGATATTTGGGAACACTGGTTACGATTTGAAGATTCAACACCACCAGTTTTGCCAGAACCCCAGTTTAAATCTGACCGATAAGTCATCCAGATTGTTAAAGAGCGAAGCGTCCTGTACGACGCTTTTTTTGTTACTAACGAATCATCCAGGACTTCATATGCCCCTGGCGGCTACTTCGTGGGCGTCCTGCCTGTTTGTTGTTTCTCTTGGGTACATTATGTATCTCATGGGTACATTGTCAAGTATAAAAAAACCTGCCGAAGCAGGTTCATAAACATTGATTAGGCTTTGATTTTGTATCTTCTTGGTTTTCCTGAGAAAATCACAGTTCCAATTATAGAGCAATTACCGTTGATCTTAATGTAAGGCTCAGGCCAGTTTGGGTTTAACGCTTTGAGATAACGCTGTGTCCCATCTTCTATCAACCTTTTGAAGGTGGTTTCACCTGTATCGTGCATCAATGCAATAACGTCGTCACCGTGGCAGGCAGGTACTTCAGGATCGACAAAAATCATGTCTCCCGGGCGGTACTCATCAATCATTGAATCACCTATCACCCGCAAGATATAAGTCATTTCCCCACAGGGTACAGGGCAGGGATACGTTTCTGCTGTGCTCAAATCAACCTCAGAATATCCAACTTCTTTCCATGCTCCGGCCTGTACCCATGATATGACAGGGACTAATGTGATTTGTTTATTAGTGATTGAAACATCAGGTTTTTTTGTGATGTTCGTTGTCTGGTGTTCTTGATCGAGCCATCCGACAGGCAGGTCGAAACATTTTTCGATGTGTCGTGCCATGCTGTCACCGATATTTTTAGTAGCACCATCTCCCATAAACCTGCTGGTCTGGGTTGGCTCGCGATCAATCATAGTGGCAAAGGAAGAATTCCCGCCAACACCATCTCTCAGTTTTCTGGCGTTAGACCGCCGGATGTCATGGATTGTTTTCATAACGAAATTAAAACCCTTGTACCGTTAAGGTACAAGTATCTTGAAGGTTCATTTCAATCATGTAATATGTACACCGGAGGTACATATTGTATGAAAGCGTATTGGGACTCTTTAACCAAAGAACAGCAGGGCGAGTTGGCCGGAAAAGTTGGCTCAACACCTGGCTACTTACGGCTGGTTTTCAATGGCTATAAAAAAGCCAGTTTTGTGCTGGCTAAAAAACTTGAGCAATGCACGTCAGGTGCAATTACGAAATCTGACTTAAGACCGGATATCTATCCGAAAGATTAGCAGAACACTTTCAATTTTTAACCACAGAACGATGAGGCTAATCGTGGGTAAGCATCACTGGAAAATAGAAAAACAGCCTGAGTGGTACGTGAAAGCTGTCAGAAAAACTATCGCGGCGTTGCCGGGTGGTTACGCTGAAGCGGCTGACTGGCTGGATGTAACAGAGAACGCTTTATTCAACCGCCTTCGTGCAGATGGCGATCAGATTTTTCCGCTGGGATGGGCAATGGTTTTACAGCGTGCTGGTGGCACTCACTTCATTGCTGATGCTGTGGCGCAGTCTGCAAATGGCGTCTTTGTGTCTCTTCCTGACGTCGAGGATGTGGACAATGCCGATGTTAACCAGCGTCTGCTGGAAGTCATTGAACAGATCGGCAGTTATTCAAAACAGATTCGTTCTGCAATCGAAGACGGTGTGGTGGAACCGCATGAGAAGACAGCAATTAACGACGAGCTGTACCTCTCAATTTCGAAGCTGCAGGAGCATGCTGCACTGGTCTACAAAATTTTTTGCATTTCAGAAAGTAATGACGCCCGCGAGTGTGCAGCTCCGGGCGCCGTGGCGTGTCGTGACTGTGGAGAAACTAACGCATGAACAGTTTAACAACACACTACCGTCGCTCGCAACTGATTGCGCTTCCTGTACCGGGTGGAAAAGCGAAGGTGGAGTATTGCTATGCAGTGAATGTACCAGGTGACAGGGAAATTGTAACCCACAGCTTTGCAGAGTGGGCTGTGGGTGATTTCAACCGGCAAAAGGAGACAGTCCTTTGCGACAAGTTAACCGCTGGTTCAAAGATCACTACGGAGTACCCGTCAGAGTCATTCGTTGGGAACCGGAAACACAACGGGTTATCTACCTCCGCGAAGGCTATGAGCATGAATGCTTCAGTCCGCTCGAACAGTTTCGTCGTAAATTCAGGGAAATAGAGGTCGGTCATGAGCACTAAATTAACCGGCTATGTATGGGATGGTTGCGCTGCGTCAGGCATGAAGTTATCCAGCGTGGCAATTATGGCCCGCCTGGCTGATTTCAGTAATGACGAAGGTGTGTGCTGGCCATCAATTGAAACCATTGCCCGTCAGATTGGCGCGGGGATGAGTACCGTCAGAACGGCTATCGCACGGCTGGAAGCAGAAGGCTGGTTAACGCGTAAGGCGCGTCGCCAGGGTAACCGCAATGCGTCGAATGTTTATCAGCTTAACGTTGCGAAGCTTCAGGCAGCGGCATTTTCTCAACTGTCAGATTCTGACCCGTCAAAATCTGACGCATCAAAATCTGACCCGTCAAAATTTGATGCGTCGAAATCTGGCAAAAAAGCGGGTTTTCACCCGTCAGAATCTGGCGGGGATCCGTCAGTAAAATCAAAACATGATCCGTCAGATAAAAAACCTTCTCGTCCGGACGCTTCGCAACCGGACATGCAGACGGCTGAACAGGATTTTTTAACTCGCCATCCTGATGCGGTTGTATTCAGCCCTAAAAAGCGCCAGTGGGGAACGCAGGATGATTTGACCTGCGCACAGTGGCTCTGGAAAAAAATCATCGCCCTGTACGAGCAGGCCGCCGGATGTGACGGCGAGGTGGTTCGTCCCAAAGAACCGAACTGGACAGCCTGGGCAAACGAAATTCGCCTGATGTGTGTGCAGGATGGTCGTACTCATAAACAAATCTGCGAGATGTACAGCCGCGTCAGCCGCGATCCGTTCTGGTGCCGTAACGTGCTCAGCCCGTCGAAGCTGCGGGAAAAATGGGATGAGCTTTCCCTGCGCTTATCGCCGTCCGTCAGCACGTACACCGAAAAACGCGAGGACCCGTACTTCAAAGCCAGTTACGACAACGTGGACTACAGCCAGATCCCGGCAGGATTCAGAGGGTGATCATGAGTCTGTTAAATGACGTTCAGAAATTCATTGAAGCCCATCCGGGGTGTACTTCCGGAGACATTGCGGATGCTTTTGCAGGTTACTCACGGCAGCGCGTTCTGCAGTCAGCAAGCAAGTTACGTCAGAGTGGGCGTGTGGCTCACCGTTGTGAAGGAGATACACGCAGACATTTCCCGCGCCTGACTGAGAGAGTGCAGGAGCCGGAACCACAACCAGTTCGTGAAACCAGACCTGTGCGCAATTTCTATGTCGGCACTAACGATCCTCGGGTGATTTTGTGCCTGACCCGCCAGGCTGAAGAACTGGAGTCCAGGGGCTTATACCGTCGTGCTGCAACCGTGTGGATGGCGGCATTCCGTGAAAGCCACTCCCAGCCAGAACGAAACAATTTTCTGGCGCGTCGTGAGCGGTGCTTACGGAAAAGCAGCAAGCGCGCTGCATCGGGTGAAGAGTGGTATCTGTCAGGGAATTACGTGGGGGCTTAATGAGTAATAAATATTGCCAGGCGCTGGTGGAACTGCGGAACAAACCAGCCCATGAACTGAAGGAAGTGGGCGATCAGTGGCGCACGCCGGACAACATTTTCTGGGGAATTAACACCCTGTTTGGCCCGTTTGTTCTGGATCTGTTTACTGACGGTGATAACGCCAAATGTGCCGCGTATTACACGGCGGAAGATAACGCGCTGGCGCATGACTGGTCAGAACGTCTTGCGGAGCTTAAAGGTGCTGCCTTTGGTAATCCCCCATACAGCCGCGCCAGTCAGCATGAGGGGCAATACATCACCGGCATGCGTTACATCATGAAACATGCCAGTTCCATGCGTGATAAGGGCGGGCGCTATGTTTTCCTGATCAAAGCTGCCACCAGCGAAGTGTGGTGGCCGGAAGATGCGGACCATATTGCTTTTATTCGCGGGCGTATTGGTTTTGAACTGCCTGCCTGGTTTATCCCGAAGGACGAGAAGCAGGTGCCGACAGGAGCTTTTTTCGCTGGTGCTATTGCTGTTTTTGACAAGACCTGGAAGGGACCGGCAATCAGCTACATCGGGCGCGATGAACTTGAGGCATGTGGTGAGGCGTTTCTGGCGCAGGTTCGCCAGCAGGCGGAAAAACTGGTCAGGGAGATGGCGGCATGACGACGTTAACTCAATGCCAGCAGCAGGTGCTGGATATGCTGATTTCTTATCAGAAAGAACGTGGCTTCCCGCCAACCAATCAGGAGGTGGCAACCATGCTGGGATACCGTTCGGTGAATGCAGCGGTGGAGCATCTTCGCGCACTGGAGAAAAAAGGCGTCATCACGATAAAGCGTGGTGTGGCCCGGGGGATCACGCTTCATACCGCGGTGAAGGACGACGACAGCGAGGCGGTCGGGATTATCCGCTCACTGCTTGCCGGTGAGGAAAACGCAAGGCTGCGTGCAACTCACTGGTTACATGAGAGAGGCCTGAAAGTATGAAGCTGATCCTGCCTTTCCCGCCCAGCGTGAACACGTACTGGCGACACCCCAACAAAGGGGCATTTGCTGGTAAGAGCCTGATAAGCGCGGCGGGGCGAAAATTCCAGAGCGCGGCGTGCGCAGCAATAGTTGAGCAGTTACGTCGTCTGCCGAAACCAACGTCGACACCTGCTGCAGTGGAGATCGTGTTGTTTCCTCCGGATAACCGGATCCGCGATCTGGACAACTATAACAAGGCGCTGTTTGACGCCCTGACCCACGCGGGGGTGTGGGAAGACGACAGTCAGGTGAAAAGAATGCTGGTGGAGTGGGGACCGGTTATTCCGGAAGGGAAGGTCGAGATCACTATCAGTAAGTACGAGAAAACGGCGGGTGCAGCCGCCTGATTAAGAGGAGAAACGAAGTATGAATAATCTGATGGTCATTGATGGTATTGAAGTTCGTCGTGATGCTTATGGTCGTTACAGCCTGAACGATCTTCACAGGGCTGCCGGTTCTCTGGATAAGCATAAGCCTGCATTCTGGCTCCGCAATGAGCAAACTGAACGTTTAATAAGCGAGTTGCAGATTTGCAACTCGGTCAATATAGAGCCAGTTAACGTTATTCGTGGCGGAAATAACCAGGGGACGTATGTCTGCAAAGAACTGGTGTATGCCTATGCAATGTGGATCAGCCCGTCATTCCATCTGAAGGTGATCCGTACTTTCGATATGGTAACCAGCGCACCGGAAAAATTATCCGGGCAGGCTGCTGACAAGATGCAGGCTGGTGTGATTCTGCTGGACTTTATGCGCAGGGAGTTAAACCTGTCTAACTCTTCAGTGCTTGGTGCCTGTCAGAAACTCCAGGAGGCTGTTGGCTTACCGAATCTGGCACCGCGCTATGCCATTGATGCTCCTGCTGATGCACACGATGGCTCAAGTCGCCCGACACTGTCACTGAGTGCGCTGCTGAAACAGTATGGTATCCGCCTGACGGCTAATCAGGCATATCACCAGATGGTGAAACTGGGGATCGTCGAGCAGCGCGAACGATACAGCCGTACCGCGATTAACAACATCAAAAAATTCTGGTCGCTGACGGCGAAAGGCTGCATGTTCGGCAAGAACATCACCAGTCCCGCAAATCCGCGCGAGACGCAGCCGCATTTCTTCGAATCCCGATTCCCTGAGCTGTTAAAGCTGCTCGATACCGTTCATTGAGGTGACCGTGAGAGCACTACTGACCCCTGAAATTGCCCCGCGTATGGGGATCGTATTGTTCAGGCCAGGTTCAGAGCTGATGCCCCTGTTTATGCAGGGACGTGTCCTGCTGGAGCCTGAGCCGGAACGTTATTCATCTTTCGCCAGTGGTGCCGTTCCGGCGGCATCACAACCGCTGGCGGATGATCCTGCCGTTCGGGCCGTGTTCCGCAATGAGGCAGTGATCCGTCGTGCTGGTGGCGTGGAATGTCTTGAAAGCTGGTTACTTCGTGAAAAAGGCTGCCAGTGGCCTCATTCCGACTGGCACAACGAGAACATAACCACAATGCGACACGCTCCGGGCGCAATCCGTCTGTGCTGGCACTGCGATAACCAGTTGCGCGATCAGTTCACGGAACGGCTGGAATCAATGGCAACGGATAACTGTGCCCGCTGGGTGTTGTCTGTTGTGCGTCGGGATCTCGGTTTTGATGACAGTCACGTTGTGACAATGCCGGAACTGTGCTGGTGGCTGATTCGTAATGATCTGGCGGATGCCTTACCGGAAAGTGCAGCCCGTAAGGCACTGAGATTACCGAAGCATGTTGTGCCGTCTGTCACCCGGGAAAGTGATCTTGTGCCTTCGGTTCCTGCCACCAGCATCATCCAGGATAAAGCGAAAAAGGTGCTGGCGCTGAAAGTGGATCCGGAGTCGCCGGAGTCTTTTATGTTACGCCCCAAACGTCGCCGTTGGGTTAATGAAAAGTACACGCGCTGGGTTAAGACTCAGCCGTGTGCATGTTGTGGAAAGCCTGCTGATGATCCCCACCACCTGATAGGCCACGGTCAGGGTGGAATGGGTACAAAAGCACATGACCTCTTTGTGTTGCCTTTGTGCAGAAAGCATCACGACGAGCTGCATGCGGATACCGTGGCATTTGAAGAGAAGTATGGCTCCCAGCTGGAGTTGATATTTCGTTTTATCGATCGTGCGCTGGCAATTGGCGTGCTGGCCTGATTTTGTGGAGAAAGTTGATGCGTGACATGTATGAAGTTTTGGACCGCTGGGGAGCATGGGCTGCAGCAGATAACAGTAGTGTGGATTGGCAGCCGATAGCAGCAGGCTTCAAGGGGCTTTTACCTCATGGCAAAAAGTCCCGGATGCAGTGTGATGATGATGAAGGTCTTATGATTGATGGATGTGTGGCGAGGTTGCGTAAATATAAGCCAGAAGAATATGAGCTACTAATTGCCCACTTTGTTATTGGTATCTCATTACGCACTATTGCCAAGAAGAGAAGGTGTTCAGATGGCACGATTAGAAAGGAATTGCAAACTGCACTAGGATTTTTGGACGGGATTTTATCGTTCTTATCTTAAGGTTTAAATTAGCCCTCATTTTTGAGGGCTTTGTTTTTTATTTTTTTGATAAAAATCTTTGAGTTACGTTAGCTAAAACTATAATTGATAGTAAAAGTTGCACGCAAACTATCAGTCTGATAAGTCTTGAATTTGCTAACAAATCACCAAAGGTGGTCGTTGTAGATATTCCTATGCTATAAAATAAGAAATCCAAAAAGTTAAGGTCATCTTTTTTGAGTTTCTCCAGCATAGATTGAGATTTATTCCTTATCTCCATTATTTTCTTTTTATTGTTTATTATTTTTGTTCTTGTTTTCTCAATTTCTTTATTGATTGCGTCAAGCTCATTAACGATTATTGGATCGTTAAAGTCGCCGACATGAGATAAGATATAGACATTAGCATCATACTCTTTATACGCTATTTCAAGGTTTATTTTGGCTATTTCTTCATCTTTGTCGGCCAGCATAGTGTTAATCTGACTTTCATTTGTTTTGTTTTTTAAAGATGCTATGGCAGTACGTTCACTATTTTTAGTGATAAGCGTTTTGTGTAAATCTTTCAAACTGTCTGCTATGTATTTTTTGGTGTTTTCGCCCCACTTTATTGATTGTCTTTCACTAATTTGTTTTAATTTTTCTTGCTGCTGAGATAATGTTTTTTCAAGTTCTAAGTTTTCAATTACTATCTTATTGAATTGATTTGTAAGTGTTAAAATTTGCTCTGCAAATACTTCCCTCGAAACACTGACAGGAGCTTCTTTTTTTACCTCATTGTTCGCATATGCTAAATTAACGGCATCATATACAGGTGTAGAGTTGAGAACGTTGTTTTTAATGAAAGAATCTGGATTGACGCTCCAAGTGAAATTGTATATTAAGGCAAAAACTAAAATAATTACTGTATAAGCTATTGCTGGATGTTTTCGGATGCATTTCATTGTAGTGATGACATACTGGTTTAATTACATTTTTATACTTTAACAAAAATGCTAACGCGTACGCAAAAACTATTGTATCGTGTTAAGAGTGGTTACTTTGTCACGTGGCTTAAACCCGCCGTCGAGCGGGTTTCGTCGTTTGAGGGGGGGGGGATGAATCAGACTGGTCAACCCAGCTATGCGCTTTTCGCCGGGAATGATAGTAGCAATCTCAAAACGTTTGTTCTTGAGGTTGATTGCTACCGTACTGAAGACGCGCTATTAGCAATGGAGAAAGCCATAAGCGAATTAAAAATCTGTCAGCGTCAGTTCGGCTATGGAAATGATTCTGGTGTCAGAGCCATTATTCGATAATTCTTTCACCAATAATAACTGGCAATGGAATGAGCACTTCCCAGAATGGTTGATACCCTTCGTAAATCTGTGTTGTTTCACCCTTCCAGTAAAGATCCAGCCTCTGAGATACTTCTACTGGGGAGCAGTTCAGATTTAACAAATTCATATCACCTCTATGATAGTTCGACGATGAGCTGACTTGAAATATTGGGGTGTCAAGTGGGGATTTTGAAAAGCCTCTGAACCAGGCGGTTTCTTTTACAGACTCACATGCAAAAATTGATTGGAAGCGCGATGGTTTTTCAGGGAAGTGTGATTTCCTTCGTTCTTCCAGTAGTATTTCTATTATTGCTCCAAATCGTTCGTCTGAGCTGACGAGGTTTATGTGGTAGTTGAAAAAAAGATTATTTGCATGCCGGGATACACCGTCGGAAAACAATGAGCTCGTATGAGCCTGAAGTGGAACGATTGGGCAGTACGGTTCTGCTAATTCAATTTTCATGCCTGACTTCAGTGTGCGCTGCCTGTCAAGTGTATAAAAAAGATTGTTCGCCATATTAATGCGTTCCTTCTGATATTGGTTATTTCTGTTGATTTAACGATATCAGAATAGATAAGTATAGTGAATACAATGCCGTAAAAGCGGCAGCACGGCTTCCGTATCTGATAGCTTGTCTGGATGAAATGGCGTCGCAGCGCTCATAGTGGCAACGATTAGCGGACCTCGGCATTTGCCTGTTTTTATATTTAAGGCCGCTGACATCTGGAATTGTCGGGGATTTTTTATTCTCTCAATTTGCACCCGCATCTGCGAGGTGGAGTTATGAAATCCATGGATAAGTTAACAACGGGTGTCGCC